GCTAACGAGCTCAATATTCGCCGTGAAGATGGCGAGCCAAAAGAGTTATTTTGCTTGCGCGTGCGTGATGCTTACCGCGCAAAATCAACAAAAGAATAACCAGGACAGAATAGATGGACATTAAAGACTTTTTGCCAGAGCTTAGAAAGATGATTCAAGGCCCATTGCAAACGGCGATGGTAGATGAGCTGCTAACATCGGCAATCAACTTCTGTAAAGAGGCCAAGATCATTAGGCAAACGGCAAACGTTCAAAGCAAGGAAGCAGGCGAAGAGATGGCGATTGTTAGCGCAGATCCGGCCCTTGTACCTTGGGGGGTGGTGTCCGTCTATTCTGATGGCAACAAGCTTAACCGAGGTACTGACTACCTGCAGGACAGCAGAGCCAAGATCACATTTATCAAGAAATTTGATAATTTAACCGTGAATTTCTGGTGTTATCCTACTGACAAGGCGCAGTTACCAGACGAGCTATCTGGCTATGCAACATCAATATGCTCAGGCGCGGCCAGTAAGTTGTTTTTGCAGCCTAGGCGCCAATGGTTTAGCGCAGAGCTTTCAAATTTTCATAAGCGTGAGTTCGTTGAAGGGTATCGAAAAGCTTGGCGAGAGGTCGAGTCTGATGAGTTCGGCGAATTTCAAAACCCAAATGTAACCGTATCATTCTGGATATAAAATCATGGCTAAAGATACCATTAAAGTAATTGTTGATAAGGTAAACGATCAGTTGGTTGATGATGGATTTGTCCGATGGCCTAAAGAAAAGCTGATCGCACTATTCAACGATGCTCAGCGAGCGGTGATAATTATCAGGCCTGATGCCAATGTTATAGAGCACGACTTTATTTGCGTTCAAGGCACAAAGCAATCTCTTCCTGATGACGGAATTAGGCTTGTTGATGTAAGAAACAATGCTGCCGGCTACGCCATTAAATACCGTGATAGAGCTGAAATAACTGAACTTTACCCGGAATGGTACGGGACCAAAGATGAAGCAAATCCAGAAGCATTTATTTATGACGAACGCCAGCCTAAACGCTTTTTTATTTTCCCAGGTGCGCCTGCTGGACTGGTTATAGAAATAGCCTATTCTGCAACCCCTCCACAGCGATTAGCTAGTGAGTACGATGCTGGAGTGGCAGATCTCGATAACGTTTACTCTAACGCGATCATCGAGTACATGCTTTACATGGCCCACTCTAAAGACTTCGAGTATAGCGAGCAAGCCAAGGCTCAAACGCACTTCCAAATGTTTAACGCGATCCTTGGCATGAAGTCAGAAGCTGATATCGGCATGACACCAACTAACAAAAATTAAGGATAGAAAATGTCTTATAGCTGGTTTAGAAGCGGGACCTGTACAGTCGCTAACGGCTCTGATGTAGTACGGTTTCAAAACGCGCAACTTACAACGTCACCGACTAAACCAGTTGAGGGCGACGCCTTCACTATTGACGGGACCAAGTTCTATGAAACGATTTTCATAGGATCTGACTCTGCTGGCGAATATATCAAGCTGCAACAGCCATACAGCGGCGCCTCAGCTTCAAATGCTAAATATGCTATAGCCCGCTTTGCTTCAGGAACTCAAAACGCAAAGCTTGTTGCTATGGCCACAGCAGCTATTAATCAAAAGCAAATAAGCCTGGATGATATGGAAGAGTGGTTCACGTCAACGAGTGACACTGTTGATTTTTCCAATCCAGATGGGTCCATATCTACAATAACCACCTATCACAAGCTAACAAAGGAAATATCAGCTGTTGGAGGTAACTCGGCTGAAATATCAACAGTAGCAGCAAACATAGCCAGCATTACAAATGTTAGCGGCAATATGACTGCGGTTATTGACGCAAAACCTCAAGCAGATAGATCAAAGTTAGAAGCGGATAGAGCAGAAGAAGCAGCGGATAGAGCGGAAGCTGCAGAAAACACAGTTATTGCACAAGGTAACACTCAAGTTTCTAGGGTTTTATCAGAAGGCAATACTCAAGTAGGTTTGGTTGTTAGCTCTGGTGATCAACAAGTATCAAGAGTTATTTCTGAAGGTGGATCCCAAGTAGCACTAGCAACGGCTCAGGCCGACAGGGCCAAAGATGAGGCAGACAAGGCGAGTATATCTGCATCATCTATTTATGGTATGTCACAGGCACAATTTGAAGCTATCAGAGAGCAGAATAAAGAGAAGTATGCTGCAAGTGGTTTTGTTCACTTTGGTAAGCATGCAAAAGCACCACCAACTGCTACACCTATTAATGAGGGTTTGTGGAGTTATATAGATGTTAGCACTACTAACAAACTCTTTATTGGACGAGTATCAACAAGCGTTAAGGATGGTAAGTCAAAAAATGATTCGGCATCAATTAATATCGCAGGAGTAATTTTTGACTTGTCAGCAACTCCTAATGGAGAATGGGACATTAAATTCCCTCAAGCACCGGACGGGAAAACTACATACAACAAATCAACTGGCGTTATCACTACTCACACCACTGTTACCGCAGCCTTTAATGCACAAGCGGCTGACCCAACCAATGTAGAAGTAGTAACTGACCGTGTTGATATGTGGGGATTTGAGGCTTGGTTAGAAGAAGTAAATACAACCAATCCTTACGTCTACCCTAATGGTTTGATTCAATCTCAAGCTACAACTATGGATGGTATTGCCACTTCATCAAGTGCTAGACCAGTTACTTATTATGCTGCTTTTCTAGGGGATACTGGTTCAAAAGGTAAAGGGGTAAACTTCTTTACACTGACAGATGCACAAAAGAAAAAGGTATTAGGTAAGGCTAAGAACAATCTTTACTACTTAGATGATGGTCGGTTAGTTCAGTGGAGGCTGAGACAGAGGACTATTGCTGGAGCTGGTAATAGGGATTGGGAAGTGTTGCAGACGGCTATACCAAATGCGATTCTTTATAGTGGCGCTAACGGATATTTGCGATTGCAAGGCAAATTGGATTCTATCGCAGCACAGTTTGGTAATGATGATGGTACTATTGCCTACTCGCAAGGGTCTTCAAACAATCCAGATTATGCTAGAGGCGGTTTGGGGTTAAATGGGGCTAGAAGCCCACTTTTGTCTGACGGGGCAGAGTGCTACTTCCTAGTCTGTGGCACGGTTAACCGATTAAACCAAGGGGCTTATCATCCTAGTTTTAACCCTAGGGGTGCAAGTCAATTCACCGACTATAGTGGTATGAATGCTGTTTTATGGCACGCTGGCAACCAACCCTTAGTTAGTCAGATTTTGCAATGTTTTAACTACGGCTACGGTTATCCTGTGTCTGGTGGAAACGTAACAACCCCAACAATTTTTGTGGCCACTGGTAACATTGGGGGTTACCCGGGTAGGCCAGACAACCGTTGCTACGATGCCATCTATGCGGATGGTCAAGGTGGAGTTTGTCGTGATATGCGTTATTCTGCTAATGGGGTTGATTCAGTAGACTTTGCAGAAGCAGACCAAAGAGTTAAGAACGGTACGTATAGAGGGTTTGAGAAGTTGGTTTTTACTCGCGCATACCCACCAAGAACAATACAAACCATACCAAATGCTGACGTTGCAGTTACAGGAAATAGGCTAAGAACTGGGCTTTCTCATTCATGCTCGGTTGGTGACTTTATTTATATACATGGCAAAAAGTATGTTGTGCAAAATGCTGTAGACCAGCAAGATTTGCGTCTTGATAGGGATATAGAGCTTGATGGTATGACAGTGGTTGGAGAGGCGAATGGCTGGTATGGGTTTTCATGCCCCATAAAGCTTGTGATATCAGAATCCATAACATCCTCAGTGGGCGGTTCATTCCTGCAAACAGATGTTATTGGTAATCCTGCTAATATCCTAGCTACTCCAGCATTAGCCAATGGTTGGCAAGGCAGTTGGGGAGGATTGCCTTATGGTGGTGGTGTACCCAAGGTTGGTACTAGGAAGATGATTGCTAGCGGGGAACTTACTTATAGTATTAATAATGGCGCCACATGGGGTACAGGACAGTTACCTCAACCCAATGCAGGGAATGAGGTTACATCAACATACAGCGATTATGATATACGTATCTGCCAATACCAAGCCTTCTCTAAGCAGACTGAGAATGCAGTGAATGCACCTGTTTATGGTGGTGATGTAGGTACTGGCAAGCTTTCTGCCACATCTTGGAATGCTGTTGGTAATGGAATGGTTCTACTTGCTGAGTCATGCGCTGGTGTCATTCTTAAAAGCAATAACGGCTATCCCGATATTGATATGGGGATAGCCGTCACCAAAAGCCATATAATCGTTGGCTGTACCCTTGGGCATGACCCAAACCAAAGACCCGAACATCACCCAATTTACATGCAAGCTCCTTTAAACAATTCGCCAGCATTTAAAGCTCTTAACTACAACGTAAATCTAAATCAGCAAGCATTTATCCAGTATGCCTACACCGAGCTTAAACACAACGGTACAAACTGGGGAGATGATGGCAAGGTGACTATTGTTGATAACCAATCAACTAAGACAGACTTAAATGGCAATACCGTTTTAGTGGGTACGGCCAAACTCAAAGAGCCAATCGGTTGGATTAAGAACAAGGTGTAAAGGGGTTCGCTATGCCAGATTTAACGATGTTTTACGAACTCGATAAGTCGGGTTCGCCGGTGCTCGATGAGCACAAACAGCCAGTAATTCTCCATCGGCCAGAGTCAAAATCTCTGGACGATGTGCTTTTGGTCACTCGCTTACATGCCTATAATCCAGCAATGCACCATGTAATCGATAAGTTTATCGGGCTGTACGCTGTCACGCTGCAATGGGATTGGTTAGAGCAGTATCAATACTGGCTAGAGCGTAAAGCTCAAGCCGAGGTGTTGCCAGAGATTGATCTCGATAGCGAGATTGAGCCGCGACTGTTTGAGCCGTTCGCCGAGCCTGCGCCACTGCGCCCCGAGTTGTTGCCGGTGGCGCAGTATCGCGAAGTGTTGCTAATCGATGGCGTGAGTATCGATGAGTATCTATTCCGTGTGGTGCGGGCCAATGCTGTTAACTCGATAACGGTTGAGGTTGACGACTTAGTGTTTGATGGCGATGAAGATAGCCAGCGGAGAATGCTGGCGGCAATCCATGCGTCAGAGGATGCCGGAATTACTTCCACAATTTGGCGGTTAGCGGACAATACAGAGCACGTTGTTACGTTAGAACAGTTAAAGTCGGCACACGCAAAGGCTATAATTGCCCAAGGCAAACTATGGACTAAGGGCTAAATATGCCAGTTATCAGGCTAGACACATTCAAAGGCGAGATCCCAAGCTATTCAGCAAACCTACTTCCCAATGATGCATCGGCCTACGCGCTAGATTGCCATTTCGATGACGGCACGCTAAACCCTATCATGGTTAACCTAGACACTGGCGAAAGTGTTAACTCAGGCACCAAATCAATGTACCGTTATGAGGATCAATACTGGTTTTCGTGGACAGTAGACGTTGACGCAATAAAAAGCCCAGTGGCAAGGGATCCATGGCGCAGGGTGTATTGGACTGATGGGGTGTATCCAAAAGTCACATACAACACTATCTTTAATGGTGCAGGAACTTTGCCATCTAATAGCTATCAGTTAGGAGTACCTGCCCCAACAACATCACCGACAATCACCTCGTTCACTAAGCCAGTTGATATTGAAAGCGCTGTAACTGTTTTCTATGTGACAACGTATGTCACTGAAGCAGGAGAAGAGGGGGCGCCAAGCCCTGTATCTGCTAGGGTGGAGTGCGCCCCTATCGGTGTCGAGGTTGACTCGAGTTCAGTTAGAAACTTAACACTAAGCTTTGAGAATGGGGCCTTAAAAATAGTCGATGCTGAAGGAACGGCCGTAACTGATTTTACCTATTCAAATGGAACAATATCTTGGAGCGAAAAGGCGCCAGCAAGTGGAAAGGATATGTCCGTAACCGCTTCTCAGGTTGATGTGTTTGGCGCTATGACGCCAACTGTGAAGTACACAGCGAAGGTTGTTGCCACAGCAGGCACGCCAATACCAAACAACCCAGTAGCAGGCGCGCCAACGGTTAACATAATTAGCGACGCAAATAACGACGGCTACTTAGTGCCATCAGAGATCCAAAATGGCACAGTTCAAATTTCTATCTTATTCAACGATGCAAACCTTAATGCTGGTGGCTATGCATCAATAAAGATAGTCAACGGCGGAGGTTCTGACGTAGCAAGCGAGGAAACCGGACAGGTAACCTTGTCTATACAGACTCCAGGCGTTAACAGAAGCAATATTCAAAGGATCCACCTGTACCGCACAACTGCATCGGGTGACTTTTTATTAGTGGCAAACCTTCCAATTAGCCAGTCTACGTATGTCGATAAGTTGTCAGACGGCAAGTTAGGCGGGATATTATCCACTGAAACTTATGCCATGCCGCCAGAAGGGATGAAAGGTCTTTGCTCAATGCCCAACGGCATCTGTGCTGGCTTTGTTCAGAACGAGGTTTTATTTTCAGAGGTTTATTTGCCTTACGCCTGGCCTGAAGAATATCGCTTCTCTATCGATTACGACATAGTCGCAATTGAGCCAATAGGATCTAGCTTGGTTGTTGGCACTACTGGCGATCCTTATCTCTATACCGGTATTAGCCCAGGCAACATTGCGGGCCAGAAACTTGAGATTGCTCAGGCGTGTGTATCAAAAGCGTCGATGCTAAATATTGGTTACGCGGTCATATACGCTTGCCCTGATGGATTGGTTGCCGTGGCGCCAGACGGAATTAGGCTGGCAACTGAAGAGATTATCAAGCCAATGCAATGGCGCAACATGTTAGATCCTTCAACTATCAAAGCGTACAGGCACGAGGCTAAATATATTGGCGTTCATAGCACTGGCGCGTTTGTGTTCGATATCGTTAACGGTGATTTTAGGCATCTTAACGACAGTTGGAATGCCGGGTTTACAGATCCAAAGGATGACACGCTATACATCGTCGACAAAACAAATGGAAGTGTTAAGAGATTCAGGGGCGGAAATACACCAAAGACGCTCACTTGGAAGTCAAAAGAGTTCGACGCTATAGCTAAGTCGTTTTCATGCTGCCGCATTGTTAGCGATGACATTACCAAGGTTGAGTTTAATTTGTTTGTTGATGGCGTGCTGGCTTTTACAAAACCTAAGGGACAAGTTAAGCAAACATTCACACTGCCGTTTGTTATGGGTGACAAGTGGCAGTTTGAATTGAAATCAGATTCACGAATAGAGAGCGTTAAGATTGCAACTTCAAAGCAGGAGCTTAAACCTTAATGGCCCTACCATCTAAACGTTTAACCCGCTCGCCAAGCGGGGCAATGGATCCGCAAACGCAGGCATTGATTGAAAACTTGGAAATCCTTAACGGCGCTCGCGGAAAAGGAATGGATCGCGCCGTTCTTGTTCGTGACCTAGTTGATCTCGATTTGGCAAATATCAGAGTTGGCGCAGGCGGTGTAATCATCCCAACAAAGCCAGGCACAGGCGGCGGGCTTGGTGATGGAGATATTCAGGTTGATCCGCCTGAGGTGCCAAAAGGCGTAAAGGCTAGCGGCGGCTTCTCAACTATTCTTGTTGAGTGGGACAAACCAACATACTCTGGCCACGCATACACTGAGATATTGAGGTCATCCACTGACGACTTCAGCACGGCGGTTAGGTTGTCGACGACAGCGGCTAACCTTATTAGCGATCAAGTTGGTTACGGAAAGACTTTCTTTTATTGGGTTCGATTTGTAAACCTTCTCGATGTTAAGGGTCCTGTTCAATCAACTAACGGCGTTAGAGGGCAGACTCAAGAGGACATAGGCGACATTCTTGACAAGCTCAAAGGCCAGATAGATGAATCGTTTCTCACTCCAGAGTTTAATAGCAAGCTTACCGCCATAGGGGACCTAACCAAGCTAAATGAACAGGGCCTTGCAGAGCTTGAAGGTAAGGTTATCGACTCAAACGAAAGGGTTGACATACTCAGCGCAGAAGCAGAGATCTTGGCTGAGGCTGCACTTGAGGCTGCGACTGGTGTCGATAACGAAGGGATCAAGCGACGCAAGGTTACGGCAGAGATAAAGCTAACCCAAAAGACCATTGTTTCAGACCTTGGCGCTCAAGCAACTCAAATTTTAGAGATAACTGCGAGAGTAGATAATAACTTTGCCGCAATAAACGAAACCAAAAACGCAGTTATTAAACTTGATAGCGATACCAAACAGGCTGTTGAGTCAATAACGCAAAGGCTTGATTCTCAAAAATCAGAGATCGACCAGAACAAGTCTAGCATTACAAGCCAGTCTGAAACCCTCGTCCTCATCAATAACAAAGTAGAGCAAAATTCTGGGTCTATAGGTGGGTTGAGCACTTCAATAACCTCAATAACAAACAGGTTAGATTCTCAGGAGTCTCAAATTGGCGCTAACACGGCAAATATAACCAGCCAAGGACAAACAATTGTTACCGTCAGCGGCGTTGCCAACTCTGCAAACGCAACCGCAAACCAAGCAAAGGATGATGCTGCAGTAGCAGCCTCAAAAGCTGCTGAGGCTGCAGGCATAGCCAACGGAAAAGGTAAAGTCATCATCCAATCATCGGAGCCAGCAACGGCTGATAGATTGGAACAAAACTTATGGATCGACACTACAGGAAATCAAAATACTCCAAAAAGATGGAATGGCAGTAGTTGGGTTGTAGTTACAGATAAGGTGGCAACTGACGCGGCAGCGGCAGCGGTAGCGGCAAAGAATGCGGCTGATGCTGCAGCGGCTGCAGCATTGGCAAACGCTCAAAAAATAGAAGTGGTCTCTGAAACACTTTCACAGCTTCAGTCAAAGGTTGGTGAAAACACCGCCAACATTACAACTAACAGCCAAACTATTGTTACAGTTGATGGAAAGGCCAATTCCGCGCAATCATCGGCTGACGCTGCTAACGCGGCAGCGTCGGCCGCACAATCAACGGCAAATTCTAACGGCCAATCGATAACAGTTCTGTCTCAGCAAATGACCACGCTGACAAGTGAGCTTAACGGTACTAAGTCACAGGTCACGCAGAACAGCCAGACGATAGCGACAATCGACGCAAACGGCGGTACAGCATATCAAGCACAATGGGGTGTTAAAGCTAGCATTGGCGATATAGTTGCAGGCATTGGCTTAACGGTTAAGAAGGAAACAGGCAAGCCTGATATTACTCAGTGTACAGTTATTGCTGGCCAGTTCTCTGTCGGCGTAGCGTCTACAGCTGGGGCCGCTACAGTTTATCCGTTTATTGTTGCCAATCATCCTACAACCGGTCAGCCCGGAGTATTCATCGATACTGCTTACATTAAGGCAGCAAAGATACAAGATCTAGTTGCTGGAGAGGTTATAGCTGACAACATCAAAGCGGCTGCAACGCTGACAGCTCCGTACATTAAAGGCGGGCGCATTGAGATAGGAAGTAGATTTGCTGTAGATGAAAACGGCAATTTAACGGCAACAAATGGCAATTACTCTGGAGTGGTTAATGCAACAGGAGGAACATTTAATAACGTTACAATTAATGAAAACTGCGATGTTAAAGGAACTTTGTATGCAAAAAACATCATAGGAAACATTACCAGCATAAACAGAGTAAACGCCCCGGAAGGGGGAAGATTTTATTTTGAAAAAATAACATCTTCAAACCCAAGATTCCCTTATAAAAAGCTGGTAACACTTAACATAGACCCTTCAAAAATGGATAGGTTTATAGACATAACAAACTTTGAAATAGGGATGGGAAACACCTTAATCGGAAATGGAAGAGTTTTCGGCGGTGCAGTTCAAGCGAGATCAGCAAATGGAACAGTGCTTAAGAATTGGCCGATATCAGTTAACTTTGCTGGCGGAGCATCTGTAAAGTTAGTAGGAAGAGATTTCCCGCTGACAGGAGACAGATCAACAAAGGTTGTAAATTCTATACCTCTTCCAGCTGGAGAAACTGTTATTGAATTTTGGATGAGTATTTTTTCAGGTGACACAATAGGAAATACTCTTATAGAGGTAATTGCGGCTGTTGGATATGCCGGTGCAGACGCTTCATATTGGCACTATGGTAATTTTGTTGATGTTACATCAATGCTGCAAAGTGGAACTACAGGGGCGTGGATAACTTGATAGCAAAAGTAATTGATATTATTGAAGAAATATCAGAATGCAATCATTATGCTAAAAGAGTTGTTGATCTTATTTGTTCTGGTGAAGCGCATTTTTTTATGGTAGGAGGAGGGTTCATTATACTTAGGCCAATAATCAATAACGATATCGCAACTGTTCATGTGGAGTTCGCCTACTCTGTAGATGGAATGTCATTCAGGAACGGTTTTGATTTTGTTTGTTGTCGGGCAAAAGAAATTGGCGCCAATAAAATAACCTTTCAGACCAAAAATGGTAAGCTTGCTAGGTTAGCCAAAAAGCTTGGATGGACGAAAACCGATGAGCATGATTGCTTATCTAATTGGGAATTTACAATAAGGGGTTAATCATCATGGGTGGTGGACCGGATGAAGTAAAAGAAACAGAATATCAAAAAGAGCTAGCTAACATTGCCAAAGAAAAGTGGGAACTATCTAAGCAAAACTTGCAGCCTCTTGAAGATATGATGATCGCCAAGGTAAGCAAAGGCGTAACGCCAGAGCAAAGAGCTAAGGTGAGCGGTGCTGTAGGTACGGCGCACCAAAAGCAATTCGGCGAAGCCACTAAGCAAGCCACTAGCCAGTTGTCAGCTACAGGCGTAGATCCAACGTCGGGCAAGTTCAAGGAGTCACTTAGCGACATTTCTAGGTCTGGCGGAGCGTCTAGGGCTGCCGGAGAGGTAGAGGGTGAGGCTGGGCTTCAGTCAAACCAAACTCTTGCAGAAATGAACATGCTACGCGTCGGTGCTGGTAAGGCTACTCAAGCCCAAGCTGGGCTAAGTGATGTTACTCGGCGGGCTGCACAGAAAGCGGAGCAGCAAGCGGCTATAGAGTACCAAGAAAACCAAGGTTTAAGGCAGTTGGCCGGGACAATTGCTGGTGCTGCTGGTACGTATTACGCACCTAAAACAAAAGCAAAAGGATAATCAAAATGGGCATAGCAGACTTAACACAAGCTAAACTTGCAAGGGAGCAGTGGGAAAGATACCGCCAATCCTACGCACCAATGCTAGAGGCAATGTCGCAGGATCTGCTTAGCGGTGAAAGCCTTAAGCAATCGTTATCTTTAGTCCCTGAACAAACAAGCCAAGCATTTGATTTGCAAAAAGCAAACCAGCAAATGAGCATGCAGCGAATGGGGTTGTCTGGCGAAAGCGCATCTGCACAAAGACAAACTGATATAGCTAAAGCATCATCACAGGCAGGCGCAGAAAATGAACTAAGGAATTTCTACACAGATCTGAAGTCTCAGGCGATATTAGGATCAAGTAGCTCTATGAATAAACAGCTTGCGGGGAATAACTAAATGAGTCTTTTAGATTTAAAAAGCTCTATGCAAGGAGAGGCTATACAAGGTATAGGCCAATCTGAACAAATGGAGCAAGAAAGAAAAATGCTCAACGAACAAAACAAAGCGCAAGCCAAAACGCAGACTATGTCTGCGGTTGGGACTGGAGCGGCAATTGGAACAACCATATTGCCTGGCTGGGGAACTGCCATTGGTGCTGGCGTTGGCTTTCTAGCAGATGCGCTACTGTAGCTAGTAAAGCGGACGGATACTTCCATGATTGCGGTGGTATCCGTACCTAATCTCTGCTGACTTTCTTGCGCAGCAAGCGTCAAAAAAGTTTTCGTACCTACCAAGGCTTATTCTTTTTTTATCTAAACTAATCCTAACTCTCCATAATCCGCTTTTACTTTCAAAGCATATATCAGGTACTCCGCTAGAGTTATTGTTTTGTAGCTTACAGTTCTTTGAGTTATTGATCTGATTGGATCTATTAAGATTTATCCAAGAATTATTAAGTCCATTTCCATCATCATGATCAACCTGTTCAGGCGGATCTTCTCCCATCCAGATAAATGCAAGTCTATGTGCCTTTAATTGACAACCTCTAATTGTAATATTTAGGTAGCTTTTACCTGATTCGTTTTTTGCAACATGCCCAGCAATAGATCCTTTAACTCTTGATCCGCCTCCTCGCTTCCATGTGAAATCTCCTGTTTCTTGATTGTAATCAAGCAACCGCCTAGCCTCTTGAGTGGTGATATCGTTAGCGGAAACCTTATTTATCTCGACAAAGTTACACAGTTTTAAATTTTTGTAATCACCATCTATTGGTTCTAGTTTGTTTGGGTACCGCCCGTAAACGTAAAGAAACGCTAATTTATGAGCCCAAAAGCCTTTTCCAAGAATAGAGATGTAAAACCTTTCGCTTCTATTTTCCTGCCTGTGTAATCTGCAAGGGTTTTCGCCAGCTTTTCTAAGGTGACCGTCATTGATTAATAGAAAAATTCCAGTGTCTTTATCATAGGTGACAACAGATTTAAGCTCTGATTGGGTAATCATACACACCTCGAATGTGCTTCTCGTAAAGAATGGATGCGCCAGCTTGTTACGAGGCCAAGTTTTCGGGAGCTACCCTAGGCGCTCTAATAGTGTAAAATATAATCTTAACTTGTCAATTATAAGGTGGACTCATGGCTTCAGGTTTAGGTGGATTGGCCGAAGGGCTTATTGCAGGTTCTCAAATAGGGCTTGCATTACGCAAGCAAGAGCAGTCTGAGCAAGAGCAATCTGAGCTTTCTAAACTTAGAGAGCAGCAGGCAAAGATTCAAATGTCAGCAGAAGAGCGGGCGCAGGCTCAAGAAAAAAGGGCTCAAGAGTCACACGCAAAAGATTTGAGCCTTACAGACTTAACAGCTAGCCTTGAAAAGTCTCGCGAGCAAAGAGCAATTAAGGGCGAAGAACGCGCAGCTAGAAGTGAAGATCGCCAGTTAAAACTTGCAGAAAAGCAGCTTGCCCAATTTGATTGGCAAGTAGCACAAGCCAAGCGTGCCGAGCGCGATCAAAATGTCGCGGCCATGGCACCGATAGAATACCAACGGGTGGCAACTGGCGGTCAATTTTCTCCAGAGTTTATGGAGGCCGCAAAAGGAACACGATTTGATCCTGTGTTCATGGCTAAGCAGGAATACAAAGACTCTGCCAAAAAGGCATATGAGTACACCGATGAGCTGGTGAACAAAATGCAAAGCGGAGAAATAACGCTAAAAGACGTTAACGATCCTGAATATCTAACTGCGCTTGATA